AAAAATGTTACTTTAACGAATAGTTTAAGCCAAAGTGTAGATGTATATCCTGATGGCTTTATGTTTGAATGGTGTGGTAACAGGATAGTAAGTGCTCATTATATTCCAAGAGAAGCCGATAGATCAGGTTTACAGGTAACAGTTACTAATGAAACAAACTCTACGCTTTATAGTCAGGTCGCAGGTGAAAATCCTTTCGATATGCTTATTTATTATGATGCCCCTATTGATACCTCTGCTTACACAAAGCTCAATATTATTGCAGAGGGACTTATTGTAGCAGGTAATTATGGGGCTTCTGCAAGTGTAGCGACATCTTCATTAACATACAACGGCAATTTTTTAAATGTACAAGAAAGTAACACGCTTGCTCAAATTGCTACAGGAACGCAACATTTTAACGAAAGGGTTTCATATAGTAAAGACTTATACACATTAGACCTTACTTCTGCATCAGATGGGTTAAAAGGTGGGTTATTCTGTTTTTCAACAATGTACACATATAACCCTGCGTATGCACGTATTTATGCGGCATGGCTTGGATAAGCTGCGTATAGGAGTTATTCAACCCATATAGCTTGGATATTGCCTTGCAAATGGTATAGACTTATCGCAAGATAAACGTTGTTTGCGACGTTACAATTCATATCTTCTATGTAAGTTGTAGGACTTGCTGAACCAGTAATTGCTGTTTTTTCAATATACTGAGAACCGTCATTAAGTGAAAGCGAGTTTGTTGTACCAAACACGAACCCTCCGTCTGTATTAAATGAGAAAACAACATTGTTTAGCATTACATATAGCTTTTCTCCGTTGCTTATGGATATAGGTTCTTCAAATACTAGGTGTGTTGCGACTTGTGAGTTTGCATTTTTAAAGTAAATATCATTCGTGTTTTGAGTAATAATGTCAGTTTGCCCTGCTCCATTTATTCTCATCCCTGCGTTGCGACCGAACCAATACCGAGGCTTTGTTGGCATAACATTAACTGTCTGTGCTAAACTATTCGTTAAAGTAACACTTAACGCATAGTTTTTATTTTAAAATTTATAAAAAGGAGATGATAACTTGAAGATATCTACTCAAATAAAAAATATAAAAATGCAGCTTGCAAATGTTTTTGCAACGCTCAACAAGACGACCGGAAACAACAACGAAAAAATTAACGAGGCCTTTGCTGAGACAAGCAAGCTCAACACAGTGACCGAGAACATGGAAGAAGAAATGGCCGAGTCGCTGCTTTCAATGGTAGAAGTTATCAACGACTTAAATGAAATGATAGAGGAGGTGAGCGAATAATGAGCAGAATTTATAAAACAGTAGAGCGTTACTACAAAAAAGACTTTTACACAAAAGAAGACGTTGCTTCTTTTGTAAAAGCTGGTCTTCTTTCTCCGATCGAGTACGAAGAGATAGTTGGCGAACCATTCCCTGTTGAGTAACAAGGCGTGGAAGCGATAACCACGACAAAACACAATTTCTCAGAAAGGACCTTGAGCTTATGAAAAATATGTTAGATATTGAGAGCTGGGGGCGGGGGGATGCAATAAAAGCAGCCGTGGCTCTCGTTGGTGGCTACCTTAGCGGACTAATCGGAGGGGTTGACAGAATGGTGCAAATATTGTTTGTACTCGTTTGCCTTGACTATTTAACGGGCGTTTTAAAAGCAATCATCACAAAGCATTTATCGAGTGAGATAGGCGGCAAAGGCATAGCTAAAAAGGCAATGATAGGTGTTATAGTGGTTGTAGCTAATCTTGCTCAGGAAGCTCTCGGCGGCGAAGCCCCGATCAGGAACATAGTTATAGTATTTTACATAGCGAACGAAGCACTCTCAATCATTGAGAATGGCGGAGCAATGGGCTTGAAATATCCAAAAAAATTATTAGATATATTAGAACAGTTGCGAGACGACTCGAACGAGGGCAAATTACCGCCTAGGAAAGAGCCACCTGAAGGAGTGAGTTAATGATCTCAACAAAAGATATGTATTATAGAAAAGCCAAAGCTATCTCATACGATGTAAAGAAACGAGATAAAGCCAAAGATGTAAAATTTCTCACGATTCACAATACCGGTAACAACGGGGATAGCAGCAAGAACAATGTTGACTATTACGCGTACTGGAATGAAAGAGAAGCAGGAGCGCATTTCTATGTTGACCAGGAAGGACTTATCGGACGGTCAATACCGATGGATTTAACCGCTTGGTCAGTCGGAGACTCAGGAAAAGGAAATTTGAAGGGAATAGTAACTAATTATAATTCAATCAGCATAGAGCTATGCGATATAGTAAAAAAGGATCCTTCGGCCAAAATGATCAAGTCAGTAATAGAACTTATTGCATTCATACAAAAATACTGTCCGAATGCAAAAACTATAGTGAGACATTACGATATCACTACAAAGAATTGTCCCGCACGCATGATCGACAACGACAAATGGGGAGATTTCCTCAACAAGATCGGCTATGTACTCATAGGCGTAAAAAAATAGCTTACAGCCATATTATTTTCCTTCATTCGAAGCCTCGGTTTTATACTGGGGCTTCTTTTTATTTATGGCTAAGCCAGTGGCTAAAAGACACGCAAAAGCGCATAAAAACGCTATCTACATAAGCCTTTTAATCAAGGTGTCGGGGGTTCGAATCCCCCGTGTCTCATTTGTCTAAGGAAACCCGAAAAGCCTTGCGATCTCAATGGTTGCGGGGCTTTTTAGGTTTTAAAAATCTTTAATTTTCCAAAAATAAAAAAGGGAATTTAGGGGTATTTAGGGGGATTTAGGTGGCTATTTTAGTGGCCACTTTTTTCGACTCCTCATTTTTGAGGAGCCAAAACAGGAAGCTTCCGAACTCCCGAAGGTTGACATAAAAAATCGACTGCTCAAAGCTGAGCAGCCGACTAATCAAATTTGATGAGTCAAATTGCATCATGATAAGCAGCTATCATCTCTGCTGCCTTCTTAAGATCCCCGGTATCGACATGAGTGTAAATGTCAGCTGTCATAATGATTGAAGCATGGCCCATAAGCTTCTGAGCCGTTCTGATATCGACTCCGCTCCTGGCAAGATCTGTGCAGTAAGTATGCCTTAAACAGTATGGAACAAAATCATCAGCGAGAGCATACGGCGGCACTAAAGCGTTACGATAGACTCTTGTACCCATTGAGATATTAAGAGCCCTCTTGAGCGAATTAACAGCCCTATCGTAGCTTGATTCAGTGTGCTTCCTGCCTTCCTTATTCGGGGCCAGCGGGAGAAAACCGACAATATGTCGGATTTTCTTTAAAAGCGGCTCAGGTATCGGAACATATCTGTCAGCGCCTTCCGTCTTTGTGCCTCTTATATGCAGCATTCCGTCAACTATATCTCTACCCTCAGCCTCAATAGCTTCACCGGGGCGGCATCCGCAGTAATACATAAGTTCAAACAAAAGAAAATCATCAGACTCAGCAAAGAGCTTTAACAGGTGCTTTCGCTCATTATCGGTTAAGGATCTTCTATGGCCCTTCTTGACCGAAGGCTTTACGATCTTGGCAGCAGGACTCTTTTTAATAATGTCATTCTCGACAGCTGTACTGAATATAAACTTTAGTTCTGTAAAGATTTTATTAATATGGCTGTACGACATGCCCGCCTGAGCGTTCATTATTTCTTGACACTGGATAGGAGTAACCTTCTTGATCTGAAAGCTCCCGATCTGAGACAGAATATGCTTATTTATTCTCTTTTCTATATTAGCAATATCTTTCACGTTGCCTTTGTAAACAGATAAGGCTTTATCGGTCCATTGTGCGACGGTCATAGCGCCGGTATATAATCGAGTCTGCTCCTGAAGAGCGTGAAGCTTCTCAGCCTTCTTTGTATAAACTTCTTCCAGGGTATTGCCAACTATTGAATAGACTTTACCTTCATAAGTAAATCTTTTTCTATATTTATACTGTGTCATCGTTCATCACTTCCCAACAAATCAGAAACCTCGCCAGCACTTTCTTTTAATATTTGTCGTGCCTCTAACATTTTTTGAAGATAAAGTATTAAGGTTTGAAGTTGTTTATCACTAAAAGAAGGTATTTGTTCAATAACAAGATTATAAGCTGTCTTATGTGGCTGAGGCTTTCTCGCATATTCTAATTTATCAATATCTCCTGGGCCGTTTTCATTAATTTCGACGAGATAATCGTTGTCAAGTTTAGAAAACAAATCGTCGAAGCTCATTCCCAAGGCCACACCTACGCGGCGTATAGTATAAAGAGAAGGGATAATAGGCTTCCCAGTTTTCGGATGCTTATTTTTCTCAAGCAGTGAAATATAAGCTTTGCTTAAGCCACTATAACGCGAAAATTCTTCCATACTTAACGAGTGCGCTTGCCTATATTCTTTAATTATATCGCCTAAAGTCATTTTAGTTCCTCCTTTCCAAAGCCTACATTTAAGGGCTCTTTGCCCCTATATAATATCCGATAAAAATATTTTTGTCAAATATTTTAAACAAAGTGTTGACATGCATTGTTTACTATGTTAAACTGACACTGTTGAACGAATTAAACAAGAAAGGAGTCAACCATAATGAGGACAAAGCTTAAAGAGCTCAGAGAGAGGCGTAAAATGACGCAGGAAGAACTCGCAAACGCTTCAGGAGTCTCAAGAACAACCATAGCAAACATAGAACGCGGAGTTGAGACTTCAACAACCATAGGAACTATTGCAAAACTAGCAGAGGCTTTAGGCGTCACACCGGCTAAACTTTTGCCCTAAACGTCTAACACGTTAAATATACGTTAAACACAAAGGGGTTGATTTTGATTTGACGTCTACAGAATTAAAAAAAGACATGATGCAATCCGTTAATGGAGCATCCTTTATAAGTCTTACACAGTTGGCCAACTTCTTAGGCTACAGCAAAAATTCAATGAAAGAAGTAAGAAGTAAATATGTAGCAGGCCTTGATAAGATCGGAACGGGCTACTACATTCCGGATGTTGTAACAAGAGTTATGGAGCAGATCGGAGAGTAAGTAAATGAAAAAAATCCTTATAAATTTCCTCATTCTTATTATTTTAGTCCTCGGCGTAACGGCTCGCATCGATGTAGCTAAAGTTGAATCAGCCGAAGTTGCACCGGTGCAACAGCCAAGCGCCTACTCAAGAGAGGCAGCAGAAGTAAAAGCTCTTTCCTATATTATAGACGAACCTGTTTATGTAAGGCCGGAGCCTATGATCGATTACGATAATTATTTTGTTCCCTGGGCAGGAATAAAGATAAGCCTTCGGGAGTTCAATTTGCTCTGTCGGGCTACCTACTGCGAAGCCGGGAACCAATCCTTGAGAGCTCAGCAGCTTGTGGCCACAGTCATATTAAATAGAATCATCTCGGAAGACTTTCCCAACAATATGCACGACGTAATATACCAAGAGAACGGCAAGCAGTTTAACGTAGTCCGCAGGAGCGACTTCGAGACGGTAGACTTTCGCCAGGGCAAAGACATAACCGAGACGGCCTGCTTCTTAGCGATAGCGACATATCCTGAAACAGACTTCAATATGCTTTACTTCAAATCAGGTGGATATCACGAAGGCAGCAGCTACGAAGATTACACTTACGACGGAGACATGTACTTCAGCTTGGAGGTTAAACCATGAAAGTAAAAGACTATTTAGGGATGGCTATCCCTTCAGATCGAATCATTATCACAAGTGGAAAAGAAGAACTCTATAAGGGCTATGTAGCACTTATGGAAGATCCTGAACTATTTGAAAAGGATATAAAAAGAGTCGGCGTCTTTCCTATTATAACGGCAAAGGAAAGCGGGGAGCCTGTAAGGGATACACACACATACAGCTGTACAGACTTAGACATTAAAGTTTTTGTTCGGATAGAGATATAGCCAAGCATCTCCGGGCAAGAGAAACTTGGCTATATATTGGGGTTTAGTTGTTCTGTTAAACACTATATATAGTGTATCAAACCTCAATCTATTAGTCAAGAAAAAAATCAGCGGCGAGGGCCGCTTTGGTAACACTCTATACATATTAAAGTTAGATTCAATATAAAACTTTGGGGAAGACGTATGTACTGGTTAGACATTTTCAGATTTATTGACAGCAACGAGATCGAGATAAAGTATGCAGGGCGATATGGAGCAAAGGGAGAGAGAAGAGCTCCAAAGACAAAGATCACACCTGAGCAGATAGCAAAGCAAAACCAAAGGAACCGAGTCAAACGGATGCGGCGAATCATAAAAGCCAACTTCGAGGCCGGTGACCACTGGGTTACTTTAAAATATCCTGCCGGCACTCGCAAAGGCATCGAAGAAGTGAGAAAGGATCTTCGACTATTTATCCAAAGGCTCCGAAGAGCATACAAGAAAAAAGACGAAGAACTGAAATTCATTTACAGGATAGAGATCGGAGCTCAGGGCGGCATACATATCCACATGGTGCTCAACAGGTCAAGGGGAGATCCCGCAAGCGACCTCATGATACAGAAGGCATGGAAGGAAGGAAGAGTCAACTTTCAATCCTTGTATGAGGACGGCAGCTTTATAAAGTTAGCTGAGTATATCACCAAGGAGCCGACGGAAGAGGTTAATCATCAGCTGTGCCTCTTTTGCGAAGAAGACAAAGCCGAACTCATAAAGTATTCAACTTCAAGGAACCTTATAAGACCTGTTCCTGAGAGAAAAATCTATCGCCGCCGAACAGTGCGGAAGATCCTACAAGAAGGCCCGAAGCCTTCCAAGGGATATTACATCGATCAGTCAAGTATAGTGCAGGGAGTTAATCCTTTTACAGGATGCTCATACCTGCAGTATACCGAGATAAAAATAAAAGATGGCCCACCGGGCAAGAAAGGACGGAAAGAAGATGTTTGAAAAATTTGGAGAGTTTGACAGCGCGGAGGATCTTAACGTGACCGCCGCCACAATGCTTGAAGAGGGAAAGGTAAGCGACGTCATAAGCCTTGGCCTTGAGAATGGAATCGACAAAGACGACATTCAGGACTTTATTGACGGAGTAGCTGCAGAGCTTTGTACTCCGCTCATGGCAGCAGTCGGAAAGTTAACACTGGAAAGCAAAGAGCTTAATCTTCCTGTTTCGATGGAAGGATATGTGTTAATGATCCAGGACATGGCCACAACAGACAAGGCACTCGCGAAGGGAATCCGCAAGAAGGGCAAGAAGCTCGTTGAGGCTCTTGGCGCTATCCTCAAGCTAAGTTCAAAGAACCGCGTACAGCTTCCGAAGGAACTCACAAAGGCAGCAGGCATACCGGCAAACACATTTGTAGGTGACGTAGATCAGGCAACCTTCAAGAAGACCATAAGAGAATACTACGCGGAGGGTTAAAGAGATGATAGCTTACAAAGGCTTTAACTCAAAGCTTGACTGCACACTGGGAAAAGGTATTTTCCACTACGAAGTAGGCAAGACATACAAAGAGGACTCAGCTAAGTGTGCATCAACTGGCTTTCACTGCGTAGAAGAGCCTATAGAGGTTTTATCCTGGTATCATTCACCGGGAGATAGATACTGCATGGTAGAGGCTAGCGGCGACGTAAATGAAGACGGCAACGACAAGATAAGCTGCACAGAAATGACTATCGTAAAAGAGTTAACCCTGGAGCAGTTAGCTATGCTTGAGTGCTTATGGATTCAGGAGCATCCCGAACGGAAACACAGCACTCATGTAAAAGAGAACTTTGGCCAAGCATATAAGGGCGGCGTCGTGATAGTAAAGGGGCGTAACCCAAAAGCACAAGGCGAAGAAGGCTCAACAATATTCTTACTGCGAGAAGACCGTCACGGAAGCGTGACCGAGATCGGAGTATACAAGATCGATAACAAAGAGCATAACCCAGGAGTCAAGTATAACGTGTTAGGGAGGGCGGTAACATGAAAAAAGAGCAGCTAAGAAAGCTTAGAGCCCTCAACGCCACGCCGGCCATGATGAAAGAGGGCATAAAAGAAGGCAAGGACCGCTGGGGTTACAAGAGCAATAAATACTACGCCGTGATAAGGCTTCAGCAACTCGGAGCCATTATCAAAATGGCAGTATTTGAGCCCGAATGGATGAAGAAGGATATCAAAACGCCTCGTTATGAAGTCTTTATCAATATAGCCGGAGGAGAATGGATCACAAGAGAGCTTGACGAAGAAGGCAAAGAGATAGCTTGGAAAACAAGCATGGTTAGAAACCTTTTTGGATACCGTTACGGAAGAAAAGCATATCTCAATCAGGACGCTAAAGAAACCCTCAACAGAACCTTTAAGGACTTCGAGGGAGATCCGATCGATAGACTTGAAGAATGGCAGCAGCGGGTAAAGGACGAAGAGACGAAGCGAAAAGAAGCGAAAGAAGTTGCTCCCTGGGACGCAGATATGAAACTCGTTCCGAAGCTTCCGAAATCCTTTGAGGACTTCATGACAAAGGAATGTTGCAAAGATTTTTATATCTTCTACGACTACAAGAGAAGCGGAGCGACCGAAGGCCTTTGCTCAAGATGTGGCCATAAGGTCAAGATCACGGATCCAAAGCATGGGAAAGAGACAAAGTGCCCTCACTGCGGAGTAAAAGCAACCTTCAAGTCAAAGGGAAAGATACAGACACTTTCAACGGAATATTACTTTGGCCAAATCATTCAAAAGATAGAAGGCGGCCTAGTAGTGAGAGACTTTGAGGGACGGCAACATCATTTTGACGGAAACGGCAAAAGAAACGCTTTTCTGTATGAGCGGGAAAGAACATTACTCTTTGACGACGGCACTATAAAAGACTATGAGTATGGCATGTACAAAAACAAATACATGCGCTGGAAAGAGAGAGGAATGCACTACTCTTACTGGGGAACAAACGGGAAGCTTTACAAGCGTAACTGGTCTCAGATAGAGCAGAGCGATATCTTCAAGCGTAGCGCCATAGGATTATGGCCTGAACTTCCTGTTTCGGTTCCAAGGTACTTAGCTTTTGAGAAAGAAAAGCCCGTAATTGAGAAGTTGGCCAAAGTCGGACTTTTTAAATTAGCCGAAGGGTTCTTTAGATTTCGAACTGATGCAGACGAGATTACAAACAGCAAAGAGACGGAGTTGGCCAAAATGTTAAAGATAGACGGCAGCAGGCTTAAAAGACTCATACAGATGGACGGAGACGAAAAGCATCTCAAATGGTTCCAGTACGAAAAAATGGTTGACAGGATCTTGCCGGATGAAGTCATTAACGATATGGCCAAAGCGGGACTGATCCCGAGCAATTTCTTTTGCTTTACTCCGCCAGTGTCAATGATAAAAGCTTATAACTACCTGGTTAAGCAGTCACAGCTTACAGGAGAGAGCCTATACGACACGTTTATATCATGGCGAGACTATTACTACATGGCCGAACAGATGAAGATGGACGTTTCAAACCCGTATATCTCAAGACCGAAGGACCTGACAGCTGCTCATAACGAGTTAGTGCTTATCAAGAGTGCGGGAAGCATAAAGCAGAAGGCGAAAGAGCTCCGCAAGAAGTGGCCAAAGGCTGAGGCGCATTTAAAGAACCTTGAAAAGTTCGAATATCAAAAAGGCGACTTCAGGATTATAGCACCGAAGAGCCTTGATGATATCGTGAAGGAAGGAATCGTATTAAGGCACTGCGTTCACACTTGCGACTATTACTTCGACAGGATCCAAAGAGACGAGAGCTATTTGTTTTTCCTTCGCAAAGAAGCCTACCCTGACATGCCCTGGTACACTCTTGAGGTCGAGCCTTCCGGGAACATTCGTCAGAAGAGAACGACAGGCGATAGTCAGAACGCAGACTTTGAAGCGGCACTTGGCTTTTTAAAAGGCTGGCAGAAGTATTTCAAGAAGCAAATGACGAAGAAGGAAAAGAAGCTCGGAGAAAAAGCAGACGTTCTCAGAAAACAGAACTACTCAGACCTTAGAAAAAATCAAAATAGAATATGGCATGGCAAACTCGCAGGACAGCTTTTAGCGGACGTACTCGAAGCTGATCTGATGCTGGCCGAGTAAGGAGACAAGATGGAAGAAGTAACAATTTACAAATCATACGGCGAGTACAAGGCAACACTCGACGCAGAACTCAAGACGAACGTTGAATCGTTCATGAGAATCGGCTATCTGCTGAAGGTAGCCAGGGATACAGAAATACTTTCAGAGAGCGGCTATAAGAACGTAGCCGAATTTGCTCAAGCTGAGTATGGACTTACAAAGGATATCGTATCAAGGTATATCGCAATTAATGACAGATACTCCGAGAATGGATATTCAGAGCGGCTTAAAACCGAGTTTGAAGGCTACGGAGTAGCAAAGCTTTCAGAAATGCTCACACTCCCGGATAGCATCATAGCCGAGATCGAGCCGACGTTAACCCGAAAAGAGATCCAGGACATAAAGAAAGAGATAGCCGAAGAAGACGCCATCACACCTATGGAAGTGCTCATGGAAGAGAAAGAGGTTACAGAGCTTACGTTTACTCAGCAGTGCTGGAAGGAATGTCTCAAGAACGATGCAGCAAGAGCAGAGAACCTTATAAAGGCAGCAGACATAGACGAGGCTTTCGATATCCTGGCTCCGACAGGAATGCAGGTCTTATGGGCGAGACTTTCAGGTATAGGCAAGATAATGATTTCAGTCAAAGGAACAAAGGAACAGATAACCTTCACCAACAGCAGAGACGGAAGCAAGGAAGAGCAGACAGCAGCCGAAGCCTATGAAGATATCAAGCTTGTATTAGCAAATTATGAGCCTCCGAAAGTTGAGTCTAAAGTTATTGAAAACGTAACAGAGACCGCCGAGGTCTTAGGCATGAATCCACCGGAAGAAGTTCCTGAAGAGGTCAAAGAAGAGCCTTCCGAAGAGCAGACCGAAGAACCTGAAGAACTCACTGAGGCAGCAGGCGTCGAAGAAGAGCAGACAGAAGAAGCCACAGAAGAGCCAAAGGAAGAGTCTGACGAAGAGCCTGAAGAAGAGCCTGAGAAGGCAGCAGGCGAAGAAGAAATTGAGGACTCATTCAGCAAGCTTTCGGACGTAGATAAGATATGGCACAACGTTAACACCGAATTATCAATCTTAAACACAAAGGTCAAAGGCAAGTTCACAAAGAGTTCTTATGCTACGGTCGGAGTGATTAAGACGTACCTAGAAAAGATAATGGAGATGGAGCAATGAGAATTTATTTAAGCGGTCCGATAACCGGGACTGAAGATTACATGGAGCGCTTCGCAGCGGCCGAAAGCGAATTGTCAGAGTTTGACCTGGCAGTCGTTAATCCTGCGAAGGTAAACGGGCAGCTCCCAAAAGAGACAACCTATAGCGAATACATGGAGATGTCAATGGCCATGCTTAAGCAGTGCGACGCTATTTATATGCTTAAAGGCTGGACAGATTCTCCGGGCGCTATGGCTGAGTTTGAGTATGCTTACGAGCATGGGATATCAATCCTTTTCGAGGGAGGAGCATTAGCTTGGCTCACACGCAGACAAGACGCTGCGAATTTAGCAAGCAGTCCCGCCTAAAAATCATAGAGCGGGACAGGGGATGTATATTCTGTCAAAGAGGCTATCACATAGACGAGACGGACGGATATGGCAGAGAGTTGTTTGAGATTATGCACTATATTCCAAGATCACAAGGCGGTCTCGGAATACCTCAGAACGGAGCGCTCGGATGCAAGGATCATCACATGATGCTTGATAACGGCAACAAGGGAAGGCGCGAAGAGATGCTTGAGATATTCCGGGAACACCTTAAGAGATTCTACAAAGACTGGAACGAAAAAGACCTCGTTTACAGCAAGTGGAATTTTTAAGTAACTATTAACCCAAGCACCTGCGAATGTTAAAAGAATATATCACACGGTTTGGCATTTGCAAGACCTCCTCGGCTACGGCCGGGGAGAGAAAGGAGATAAAAATGATCCTGTTTGAAGTCTACGACAAAGAGGGAAAGATCATAGCTTCGGACGTTGATAAAGAGAAGGCGGCTCAGATCCTCGGCGTACAGTCAGAAGAGCTTTACAGAAAGTCTCTCGCAAATGAAGCTGGGAAACGCCTGAAGATAAAAGACAAGTCTTATATCATGTATTCCGAAGGACAGACGCTTGTAAGAGAGCATCCGAGAAGGCCCGACTTCTCACAAAAGTTATTAATGGAGTTTGACTACGCGAGAAAATTAGTTCTTGCGAAAGCTAAAAGTTGCACCGGTGCAACAGGGAGGAAGTAATCATGGAGAAAAATTACGAAGATACAAAACAAATGGGAGTATGTCGCTTTTGTGGCCAAACATTCATGTTTGAGACGATAAGCGGCGAAGCTTCCGACAAGCAGTTAGAGGAATACGCTACGCAGAAATGCAACTGTCCTGAAGCGAGAGCATATCAGGGAGTACTTGAAGCAAAAGACAAGGCTTCAAGAAATATCAAGATTCTTTTTGAGCATTACCCAAAGGCAGCAGAGATATTAGAAGAGGCCATAGAGCCGGTAGCAGGCGGAGCGATTAAATCAATCACAGTAAATCTTGACGGCGGCGTAAAGGGAACGCTTAAGCTCGGTCAGAGCGGCAAGGTAAGACTCAAGAAAACAACCACAACGACAGACGAGATCGAATAGGAGGAGCAAAATGGAATCATCAGAGAAAGAAATAGTTCGCACTTACATGATGGCAAAAGAGAAGGGCAAACAGATTAAGATCCTGGCGGAGCTCAACTGCTGCTCTAAAGAAAAGATAATTGAGATCCTTAAAAACAACGGCGTAGACGTAAATGGCAGAGTGTTCAATGGCGGCAATCACAAGAAGCCAAAGGAAGAGCCGAAGGACGTTCCGGTGAACGAAACACTTAAGGCGTGTCATGAAATCATCCAGGCAGGGCAAGAGGCTCAAGCAGAAGCGATAAAGATCCTTCCGAAGGTCCTTCACACTCCGGAGATAGTAAAGAACCTTATCGAGTCAGAGATCAGTAGATACAGAGCCGACATTATCCGCAAAGAGGAAGCAATCGCAGAGTTTAGAAAATATCTCAAGGATATCGAAGAGTATGAAGGAGGAACAAATCATGAATGAGTTATCAAGACAGCGCTATAGATTAATAAAGAGTTTCAACAGAGAGCAGATGGGAAGATACTTCGAAGAAGTCTTCGCGGCAGGATTTAAAGCAGGCAAAGAGGCAGCCTTAAAGAAGGAGGAGCCTGAAAAGACAGAGAGCGAGGACAAGGGATGAAAAAAGCGCTTAAAGAGTTAATAGAAAACGCCACAACAAAGACAGAAGGCGTGTTCTTTGATTTGCTGTTTGTCTCAAATGGCAAGTATGACGGATTTTGGGGCGTGAATGGATATGACAAAATTCTGCTTTTCGGCAAAGATGCTGAGGATAAACAGTATTACAAAATTGCAGACCACATTGATGTAGTTGAGATATGGCTTGACAGACACGTTCAGGTAGACATTCCGACAAAATACGGAGTGCCGAGGCTGAATTTCAACGCGCAGCCATTTAAGGTTAATTATAACAGGCTGACTTCAGCGCTTATTATCAGCAAGGAGAGTGAGTAAATGAGCAAATTATCAGAAACAAACGCATTGATCGCAACAGTGGAGACCATAAACACAGAGCACGGCATAAAGCTTAGCAACAAAGCTTTATTATGCGACATAGCCAAGTCCTTAGCCATAATCGCTGACAGCTTAAGCGAGAAGGAAGAGAAGGAGGAAGCATGACAAACGAAGAAAAGCTGAGAGAAGTTTTCCCGAAAACGATTTTTATATATCGCAAAGAGAACGATAAAACAGTTGGCTTTGTGTGCTCAGAAGAATGGCTAGAGAGCGAATATGTTGAGCCACAGGCAGATGACAAATTAAGCGAGGCTTACGAAAAGCTTAAAGTCGGTCATGAGGTCCTAGAGATGGAATACGAAGAGGCCTTAAACGAAATCCAGCGATTAAGAGACGCAGCGCAAGACGCAAAGAACGAGATCAACAACACGGTAAAGGTGAGAGAAGGCTGTGCTCTTGGCAATGGCATTTCAGTAGGCCTAAAGATGGCAGCAGGCATTATAGATAAATACATGAGGAGTGAGAGCAAATGAATGACAGAGAAGCGCTTGACATCTTTGAGAAAGTAAGGGCTCAAATGGGTACCGTATGGGCGGGAAGCTCAAGGATCACAGAGGCAATAGACCACATTACGAACAGGCTTAAAAGAGAATCTATACTTGACGATCAGCTCAGGCAAATAGATCAAGACTTGCAAAGACTCCAAGACGAATGCGACAGCGAAAGAGAAGAGAAGGAAAGGCTTATAGAAGAGAACAAAACTCTCAGAGACCTTTGCCAAAAACTCCAAGTAGTTGCACCGGTGCAACAAGAATATGATTACCGCGTGATAAGGACTTACGATGTCGGATCGAGGGTTTGCGATCTCGGATCAGAGACCGAGGATCTTGACAAATATTTCAAAGCCGGATATGAATTTGTACGTGCCTCAGAGCTTGTACAAGTAGCAGAGTTCGGTAGCAAAAGCTATATCGAGTACATCGTAAGAAAGAGGAGGCAGCAGACATGACAAGTATATGGATAAGTTTTGCTGTATTGCTATTAGCGATTAATTGCTTGCGCTTAACCATCAGTGTTGCAAGGCTCAGGTATGACGTTGACAGGCTTCAGAGAATAGAGGCAGGGAGAATAGCGCAAGAAGAGAGAGGCAGCAGGCATGACGATTCAAAAGGGGAACGTAGTCTATAAAGATTCAAACGACTCTTTGACAGACCGCCGTGGCTATATAACTTGTAGCTGCGGCGGAGCCATGAAGCTTATCAAGATCGGAGAGTCAGCAAAGAAGTATATAAACACTTACAAATGTGAATGCGGCAACACGATAACAGTAGAGATAAGGAGGAGCAGGAAGTGACTTCGAATGAACTAAAATCTATATTCTACTTAGACCGAGAGCTTAAGATGTGGCAAGAAGAACTGCAAAGGATTATTGATGAAGCAAGGCCAAAGGCACAGCCGTTAACCGGAATGCCTCACGGAAACGCTATCACTAATCCGACATTTGACGCAGCTGTAGAGCTTGGGGAAACGACAACTATCATAAACGGGATCATAGCTAAGATAAACGTTGAAAAGAAAAAGATATATAAATATATCGCAAGCGTTGATGATTCTTACATCAGGCAAATTATTGAGCTTCGAAACGTTCAGCTGCTTCCCTGGGCGGCGATAGCTGCAAGGCTTAACACTTCCGAGTACAGTGTGAAGAAAACATATTATCGCTATATCAAGAAAGACAACGAAACAAAGTTGTCACCAAAGTCACAAAGTTAAGGCTTAAGATGATATTGTGAAAATGGACAATGAGAGTTTTCGTAATGATCTTCTTTCCGCATAGGGGAGACAAGCAGTAGCTTGTCTCCTTTTGCATGAGGTGACTACTGTGTGGTACATAAAGCTGAATGACAAACCGAAGAGCTGCGAACAGTGTCCGCTAAGCAGGAGCGAAAAGTGGAACTGTGGCAGAAGTACAATTCTCAGGAATACAAGCTCAGGCGAAAGATTAATAAGAGTGCCTGACAAAAGATGCAAGATAAAAAAGGGGAAGCCGAATGTCAAGAGCTTTTGCTAAATCCTTTTACAACAGCAAGGAATGGATTAACGTGAGGGAAGGCGTACTCATGAGAGACAAATACCTTTGCGTTAAGTGCGGAGCTCCGGCTGAAGAAGTCCATCACATTATTCACTTGTCGCCGGAGAACATAGGAGATCCCAAAGTAAGTATGAATCCTGAGAACCTGGTCAGCCTTTGCAAGACTTGTCATTTTAAGGAACACTACAAAGACAAAGGCGAAGGTCACTTGAAAAAAGAAAACGTTTTGCCTGAAATAATTTTTGACGAGCAAGGAAATCCGATAGCCCCCACATCAAAAAAATAGGGCACTCCCGAAAAAAGACCGTGGGGGTGGCCCTTTCCGTAACTAACACAAAGCGGGCGTGGGGGGTGTGGTCTTTTCCGAAAGAAAAAGAAAGAAGGAGAGAGTATGGCGAAGAAGGCAGCATTTAAGAAAAGCAAAGAATTGAAAAAGCTGAAAGCAATAGTTCAGATGCTTCCTGAAGATAAGCGCAAGCTTACCGAGGGCCTTGTCGCAGACGCGGCCTTCATGGCAGAGCAGCTTGACAAGCTTAGAGCCGACATTGATGAGAACGGCTGGTCAGAGACATACACAAACGGCGCTAACCAGTCAGGACGCAAGGACAGAGTCGAAGCCGGCATGTATATCAAGACTCAAAAGCTTTACGCGGCTGTGATCAAACAGCTTACAGATCTCTTACCACAGCAGGAGATGTCAGCACCGGGCGCAGACATTTTGGAATTTATTAAAAAGGGCGAGTGATGAATGAACTGGCCGCAAAGATATTTATGTGCTATCAAGGACGGGAAAGAGGTTGTATCAAACAAGGTCAGAGCGGTTTATGAGAGAGAATGCGCCTGGATGGAAAACCCGCCGCCTGAGTTCCCTTTTTACTTCGATAGCGTAGAAGGTCAGAGGCACATTGATTTTATAGAGCGCTTTTGCAAACACAGCAAAGGCAAATTTGCAGGAAGCTCCGTAGAGCTTGAGCTATTCCAAAAAGCGAAGATTCAGCTTGCTTTTGGCTGGAGATGGAAAAGCACAGATTACAGACGCTTCAAAGAGGTTGTTGATATTAGAGGCCGTAAATGTGGAAAGTCAACCGAAACGGCGGCAGTTGAATGGGATGTGTTCTTGAACGATCACGAAGCTGGCCCGGAGGTTTATTGTACCGCAAACAAGAAGGATCAGGCGGCTTTAATATATAACGAGTGCGTTAACATGCGTACTCAATCGCCGGAGCTCAGGGCTATCACGAAGAAAAGACAAAGCGACATTTACTGCCCTCATAACATGGGCTTTATAAAATGCCTTGCTTCAGACACTTCCACAATGGACGGCTTGAACCCGTCATTTTTCAGCCTTGACGAATTTCACGCAGCTAAGAACTCAGATCTTTACGACGTAATGATACAAGGCCAGTCGATGCGAGAGCAGCCTTTAGCCTGGCTAATCTCAACAAACGGGTTTGTGCGCGAAGGATTCTTTGACAGCAAGTACGCTTACTGGTCAAACGTTGCGCTGTGGCTCCCTGGTTTTGAAGACTATGAGGTCTTACCGCTCATTTATGAATTAAATGACAGAAGTACATGGGACGATCCTAAGCACTGGCCCGAAGCTAATCCGGGGCTCGGCAAGATTAAGAAGCTTCAAACCCTTAAAGCCTTCGTTGAGAAAGCAAAAAGAGATCCTTCATTCTTGCCAACAGTATTGACAAAGGACTTCAACATACCTGAGACGTCTAATCAGACATGGTTAACCTTTGAGGACATAGACAATCAAACAGTCGTTGACGACGAGTATTTAAACCACAGCTACGCTATAGGCGGCTGCGACTTATCATCAACCACCGACTTAACGGCGGCAACGCTGCTGATCAGAAAGCCAAACGACGAAAATGTTTATGTATTGCAGCATTACTTTATCCCGCAAGGCCGTATAGATGCTCTTGAAAAGACACAAAGCCGTGAAGCTCCATACAAATTATGGACGGAGCAAGGCTGGATCACAATATGCAAGGGCGCTCAAGTTGATTACTCCGACGTGACCAAATGGTTTTACGAGGAAATGGTCAATAAACGAGATATAAGACCTTTGTGGATTTGCTACGATAGAGCGCTTTCAGGTTACTGGGTTCCTGAGATGGACGGCAAGGGCTTCACAATGGAGAAGACAGCGCAAGGTCCTTATACATGGTCGCAACCTATGAAAGAAATGGGCGCGGCATTCTCAGAGCATAAGGTTATTTATCAAAATAACCCAATACTTAAGTGGTGCCTGGCAAACACAGCAGCAAAGGCACTAAACAAAGACGGCATTTCAACCATTCAGCCTGTAAAGATTCAACAGAATCGCCGTATTGACGGGATGGTCAGCCTGTTAAACGCCTGGGTAGGATACGTTAAGCACTACGAAGAATTTATGCCATATGTACGCTAAAGGAGTGAGAAAAAGTTGAAAACGTTCAGACAAGTAATTACGGATATATTCAGACCTTTAAAGTCGTTAAAGGCAATCAGGTACAAAGAGCTTGGAGCTTACACAGCGGTGTTTCACCCTTTTAGCGGAGATATTTGGGACAACGACCTGGTAAGAGACTGTATCCGCACGTTATCGGAGCACACAAGCAAGGCACATGCCGTATGCCACGGCGCGAACAAAGAAGAGCTCAAGCGGATTGAAAGGATACTCAATTACAAGCCTAATATGTACATGACAGGCTTAGACTTCCTCGCAAAATGCCGAATTTACCTTGAACTTAAAAACACGCTCTTTGTTTATATCGAGCGAGACGACACCGGCAGAGCGAAAGGGTTTTATCCGGTACCGTACCGCTACTTTGAGGCCCTTGAGTATGAAAGCGGCCTCTTCATTCGCTTTTACTTCAACAACTCAGACATAAAAGAGCTGACGCTTCCGTGGGACGATCTCGCGCCGCTTCGAAAAGACTACAACAAGAGCGATATCGCAGGTGACGACAATGACGCGATTAAGGAAACACTCGAAACATTAAGTATCATTTCCCAGGGAAACGCAAACGCCGTCAAAGCTACCGCAAACCTTAGAGGCATCTTAAAGAGCACTAAGGCAATGCTTAGCCCTGACGACATAAAGAAGCAAAAAGAGAACTTTGTAAAAGACTATCTGAGCCTTGAGAACTCAGGCGGCATTGCTTCTCTTGACGCAACACAGGAGTTCACTCCGATCACGATGAACCCGACCATAATCAATGCAACCACCATGAAAGAGTACCGCGAAAACGTGTTCAGATATTTCGGATTATCGGATGCAATCATTATGTCGGACTTCACAGAAGCACAGTATGAAGCGTTTTTTATCAGCAAGATTGAGACGTTTTTAATAGCGCTCGGTCTTGCACTCACAAGTAAAGTGTTTACAGAGCGTGAAAGAGGATTCGGATCTGAGATTATTTACGAATCCAACAGACTCAGAAGCGCTTCGCTTCAGACAAAACTTAAGTTTATGGAGCTGGTTGATCGCGGCATCATGAGCCCGAATGAGGTAAGACTTGCTTTCAACCTTGCACCTATAGAGGGCGGCGACGAGTTTGTAAGAAGACTCGACACGGCGCCAACAGGAATGACCACCGAAGAAGGAGGAAACGTAGAAAATGAACAAAACGCTAATGAATAAAATCGAGCAGGGAAGACAGTATAGAAAAATGCTGCTTGAAGTGAAGGAAGTAGAACAGAACGCGGAAGAGAGTTATATCGTTCGCGGATACGCTACAACCTTCAATGAGCCTTATACACTGTATGAGGACGAGGACCTTCGCATTGACGAGCAGGTAAGTCGTGACGCATTCGCAGAGTGCGACATGAGTGACGTAATTATGCAGTACGACCATGAAGGCCGTGTATATGCAAGACTCAGCAATAATACCTTGCGTCTTTTCCAGGACGATCATGGTTTATTGATAGAAGCCGATCTTGGCGGAACTGAGGCAGGCAGACAGCTCTTCGAAGAGATCAGAGGCGGTTATACAAACAAAATGAGCTTCGGCTTTACAGTAACCGGCGACGAAATCTCAGAAGTTAAGGGAGGAGCAAAAGCCGTATATCTTAGGACCATCACAAGAATCGGCAAGTTGTATGATGTTTCGGCAGTATCGCTTCCGGCGAATGACGGCACAGAGATTTCAGCACGAAGCTTTTGCGATGGAGTTATCGCAGCGGCAAAAGAGGCGGAGAGACTGAGGGCTGAGAGAAAAGCGAAAACTGACGAGATCACAGAGCACATAAATAAGCTCTTGGAGGTGTAAAAATGGATATTAACGAGATGAATCTTACCGAGATCCAGGAAAGACTCGCTCAGATCAGGGACGTAGAGCTTCGCGCCGAAGACGCAAACATCGAAGCCCTTGAGAAAGAGGTTGCAGATCTTGAGGTAAGAAAAGGCGAAATTGAAGCCTATCAGAAAAGAACCAAAGACGCTCAGGCACTTACAGAAGATAAGAGTCTCGGCAAAATCGTAGAAACAAAGGAGAACAAATCAATGGAGAACAAGCAGATCGAAGAGAGAGCAAAGGCTCTCGTTGAAAATGGCAAGTTCAAGATGGACACAAGAGCCCTTCTTGTATCAGGCGGAACAATCGCCCTCCCTACAGTTGTTGATCAGAATATCATGGACGCTTACGGCCCTGAGGTTTCAAGCCTCGTTGATCTTGTAAACGTTTATGATGCAACAGGTATGGGAACCCACAGAGTCCCATATGAGTCAGCTGGAATGACAGCATATGCAGAGACAGAAGGCAGCGCCGGAACAGCTTCCGACGTAACTTTCGGATATGTAGACCTTACACCAAACGACTTCGACGCACTCAGCTACGTTTCAAAGCAGATCAGAAAGCAGTCACCTGCTAACTATGAGAACAAGGTTGTAAGAGCAGCAAGAGCAGCGCTTAGACAGAAAGCAAGCAAGCAGATCGTTGACGCAGTTGTAGCTTCAAGCCTTGCAACAAAGAAGACAGTAACCGGTACAACAATCGGCGCAAGCTTCCTTCGTGATCTTGTCATGGAGCTTGGCGGCGCTGAAGGTATCGGAGCAGGAACCCTCGTTCTTACAAAAGAGGACCTTATCGCTTTCGGAGACGTTCGCGGAACAAACGAGCTTCAGGCAGTTTACGAGATCACTCCGGATGCTGCAGATCCTAACCGCGGAACCATCAAAGACGGCGGCCTTGTAGTTCCATACATCCTCAACAAGAACCTTACACCGCTCTCAACAGCAACAGCTGACGCAAACTGCATGTTTTATGCAGATCTTAAGTGCATCGAGCTTGACTACTGGGGCGAAGTTGAGGTTAGAGTTTCTGAGGACTACAAGTTCGCAGAAGGTCTTCTCACTGTTAGAGGTGAAACACTTCTTGACGCAGATCTTGTTGTTAAGGGCGGCGCAGTAGTTCTCGCTTACGATAAACCCTGAGCTGGCTACCTTGACGGTAGCATCTGAGGCCGGAACCGCTTCCGGTGACACAAAGATCACTGTAACAGAGTCACTCCACGAAGGAAACGGATGGAGATACAAAGTCGCTAATAGCGCCTCATCCGTAACATACGGAATGAACGTATCTACATGGAGCAACTGGGACGGCGAGGCCGACATAACAGCAGCTTCAGGCAAGGTATTAACCTTAGTTGAAGCTACAGCTGACAAGAAGGCAATCGCAGAAGGACACGTTACAGTAGTAGCGGCTGAATAAAGCAGACAAAGGAGGGCGAGTCAATACGGCTTGCCCTCCATTTAAGGAGGACACATGGCAATATTAGACGACGTAAAACTCGCGTTAAGAATAAACCATACCGCGCTCGATAGTGAGTTAACGGCGAACATAGCGGAAGCGAGGGCCGAAATGGTCAGAAACGGCATTGACGAGAGTATTGCCAGCGACGACTCTAATCCGTTAATTGTTGCCGCGATAAAAACGTACTGCAAGCTTGTGAACACAGACATTGATAAAACCGCTGAAAGATATGACGCTTCTTGGAAGTATCAGCTTGACTGCTTAAGGAAATCTACACTCCCGGAGCCTACTCCTACACCGGAGCCGGATCCTGAGCCTGAACCCGAACCTGATAATGGAGGTGGTAGCGGTGAATGAGATTATTAAATTAATCGCCATCACTGAAACAACCGATCGATACGGCAGAACGGTAAAGACCGAGACGAGCACAGAGCTCTTTGCGGCGATCCGCTCTATTACACAGAGCGAATTTTATCAAGCGCAGGCCGTAGGTTTAAAACCTGAATATAAGTTTGTAATTGCCGACTATCTTGAGTACCACAACGAAAAGGTAGTCGAGTATAACAACGTCAGATATTCAGTAAAAAGGACCTACAGGACCGGGAACCAGCTTGAAATCATAGCTTACGGAGTAGACGAATGAGCGCGCCTAAGTCAGTAGTCAAGATTGATAAAAACGGAGTTAAATACACCTCCAACGTAGACTTCTGTCAGTATTCCATTAAGGAGCTGACGAGAGCAGCGCTAAGAGATGTAGGCAAATTCGTCAAAAGAAGGTTCAGAGAAAGCTACTATCAGCAGTTTAAAAAGCATACCGGCGACGCAGGAAAAGTAACATACGCAAAAGTATACGCTTCGGAAAGCACGATCAAGCCGAGGCTTGAAATCGGCTTGCCGAGTAAGAAAAGCGGGCGCAAAGTCAAAGGCTTCTATGGATACTTCCAGGAAGTCGGATCGAGCAAGACTCCAAAACTTGGATTACTGCAAAATGCAGTTAACAGTAATGTGGCCACTATCATTGAGATAGAGTCGCAGTATTTATCGGCCCTCAAGGATGAAGCGGAAGCGCTGAATCTGATAGACTCCGAGCAAGATTATGAGGTGGAAGATGAATAAAAGGCATTCAAACGAATACTACGCCGATCTTAGAGAGGCGCTTACAACCGTCATAGACAGAGTCTACGTTAACGAGGCTCCTGAAGGAAAGACTTTCCCGTATGTCGTATTTAGTACCGATACGATCTACGACGGATACAAGGTCACTGTAGACCTTTGGGGGCGAAGCGGGCCAGCAAACGAAGCGGAGCTTGAAGATATAGCCGACTCGGTAGAAGAAGCTCTTGACGGATATATTATCGCAAACGACTATCACACAAGCATGTTAGTAAGCAATGATGATAGACAGTGGATGCGCGACGAAGATCCTACTATAAAGCGCATAATGCTGTCTTTTAACGCAACATATCAAAGCTAAGGAGGCCAAAAATGGGAAGAAATAAGACCGGTTTAACCGACAACACTAAAAAGCGCTTACTTCTCGGCGCTGGCGCTATCTTCAAAAACTTTGTAGTAGGCGTAGACACCTACGAAACAGCAAAGAATAAGATTATAGCAGCCACACAGGGCGGTAACACTTTCGAAGCCACACCGAACACTCACAACATTCAGATTGATGGAATCTTAGGCGTGGCTGCAGACCTTGACGTAATTGACAGCTGGGCTGTCTCACTTGAAGCTAACTTCATTGAGGCAAGCAAAGAAGTAATTATGAGAGCTCTTGGCGCAAGCGTAATTGACACAGAGTCAAACGCTTCTTACGACATAATCAAGGGCGACACAGAGTTCAAGGCTTCTGACTACCTTCAGAACGTTACCTATATCGGTACAATCTCAGGTTCAACAACACCTGTTATTATCCAGGTAGAGAACGCCATCAACCTTGGCGGACTTTCAATTAACACCACAGACGACAAAGAAGGCGTTATCACTGTTAAATTTGAGGGCCGCTACACCATTGAGAATCAGGAGAACCCACCATTTGCTATCTACTACCCGAAGGGAGCAGACGCAAAGATTTCAGTTCCTGCAGAGCTTACTCTTGCAGAGGGCGAAGTAAAGGTTATTCCTGTACTCAACCCTGAAGGAACATTCACAGCAACTTCCTCAGCAGACGCTAAATGTAGCGTTGAGGTAGCTGAAGACGACTTCATAGTTCTTAGCGGAGTAGACGCAGGAACAGCAACCATTACGGTTACAGACGAAGGCGGAAACGCTGCTACAATCGCCGTAACAGTAGAAGAATAAGTTAAAGAGGACGCAGGCTAAGCAGCTTGCGTCCTTATTTTTGAAAGTTGCACCGGTGCAACAAATGGAGGGCAAATAAATGGCACGCAAATTACTGGTAAAAGATACTGCAGCTATGGCGCAGATCATTAATAAGATGGACATAAGGGAAGACATGACTCAGCTTATAATAGACGTTACAAGCGGAGAAAAAGGCGGAGAAGAGCTTGGAGTCAATCTTATCTTTATGCTTATAGAAGGAGCTTGTAAAAAAGGAGTTATTGAAGACCTTTATTCCTTTATCGGCTCAGTTATTGAGATACCGGGAGAAGAAGTCGCAGAGCTTCCGCTTGAGGATCTTATTGAAAAGCTCAAAGAAGTAGCAGACGCGGAGAGCTGGACAAGTTTTTTCAAAACAGCAGTGCGGTCAATTATTACGAAATAGTAGACTTCGCGCTGCATAGATACGCAAATATAGATATATTGTTAAATATGCCGTTCATGGACGGACTTAACGTCATAGCAGCAGGACGCAAAAAAGAGAGCGATAGGCACTTATGGGAGCAGTATTTAACAGTGTATCCACACATGACAGAAGAGAACTTTATATCGTTTTCTGACTTCAAAAAGGACGCATATAGCCCAAAAGAAGCAAGAAAAACGAAAGAAGATATATTAAAAGACGTAAAAAACATTATTGATTTAACAGTGAGGTGAGAACGTGGCTACAAATCTCTTTAGCCTTGTAGGCTCGATTTTAATTGATAATGATAAAGCAAACGAGTCACTTGCAAAGACAGATCAGAAGGCCCAGGGCGTAGGCAAGTCATTTCTTGACGCAGCAGGGAAAGCGGGAAAGTTTGCAGCCGGAATAGCTACGGCGGCAGCAGGTGTAACAGCTGCGCTGGTAGGCGTAGCCAAAGGAACAGCAGACACGGCCGACAACATTGATAAAATGAGTCAGAGACTCGGACTTTCAAGAGAAGGCTTCCAGGAGCTTGACTTTGTTCTTTCGCAGAGCGGCGTTGACATTAACAGCTTTCAGACAGGTGTTAAGTCTCTTGTAGCGAACATGGACAAGGTTACCGAGGGCAACAAGACAGCAATGGAGAACTTCAACAAGCTCGGTCTTTCTGTAAGGGATTCAAGCGGTCACTTGAAAGACGAAGAGACAATGCTTTTTCAGACCATTCAGGCATTCCAAAGAATGGACGACTCGACAGAAAAGTCTCGCCTTGCAATGGAAATGTTCGGCAAGCAAGGACAGGAGATCTTGCCGCTCCTCAACAGCGAAGCGGGAAGCTTCGAAGAGTTAAAGCAGAAGGCTCACGACCTTGGCATTGTTCTTGGAGACGATGTTATTGACAACGGAGTCGAGCTTACTGATACACTCGACCAGCTGAAGAGATCCTTTAAGTCTTTAGTAGATAATCTCGGAGGCTCACTGGTTCCGATCTTGAATCAGGTAAGTAAATTTATCATTGACGCTATGCCAAAGATAAGAGAGCTCATGGATCAGATCACGCCGGTAATAGAAGCAATGTTTGATGCGCTCTTGCCGCAGCTGACAAACCTGGCGTCGAGCCTGCTTCCTGCGGTGATGTCAATCTTACAGACACTCACTCCGGTATTTACTGATATATGTAACACAATATTGCCTGCATTCGTTGAACTAATAGACGAGTTATTACCGCCTATTATGGATCTTGTCAATTCGCTTATGCCGACGATAGTAAGCATTATTCAGTCGTTATTGCCGCTTTTACAGCCATTATTAGCACTATTAAGACCGATTCTTGACCTTGTTCTTACACTTATTAAGCCTCTTGTGGACTTAATCAATGTAATATTGCCGCCACTTGTTGAATATCTTTCGGTGACGATCGAAACGGCCTTAAATATGCTTAAGCCTTTGCTTGAATCCTTAACATATTTCCTCCAGGGCGATTTCTTAATGGGCTTTGCCAAGATAGGAATGGCCGTAGGAGAATGGTGGGAAGGCTTAAAGAAAATCTTTACTACAATGGTTAAGACGGTCAAAGACTTGTTTATAGGCATGAAAGACAAGGTTGTAAACACCTTCAATGAGCTTAAAAACAAGCTGAAAGCACCTATAAATGCCATATTAAAGTTCATTAATAAGATGATGGACGGCGTAACCGACGGACTTAACGCAGTCATAAGAGCAATGAACGGACTTAAGTTCAAAGTGCCTGACTGGGTACCGGCTCTTGGCGGAAAAGAGTTCGGATTCAATCTTAAAGAGCTCACTGCTCCGCAGATCCCTATGCTTGCAGAAGGCGCGGTTATTGAACCGAATAAACCATTTGCGGCAGTGCTTGGCGATCAGAAGAGCGGCACAAACATCGAGGCTCCGCTTTCAACCATTGAAGATGCAGTTAGAAATGTAATCTCACAGATGAACATTAATATTAATCTTCAGGGCGAACTTGATGATAACAACCTCTTTAAGAGAGTCAGAAAAGAAGCAACGATTTATAACAATATGACCGGCAATCCGGCCTTTAACTAGGAGGCAAAATGGAAGGCTTTTTATTAAAAGTTGGAAATTCAGAAATCCCAAACGTATACATAAGCAAAGGCACCTATAAAGCAGCCTGCGACAAGATAATCGCAGGATCTTATCAAGACTGCGAAGGCACTGACCACTTCGACGTTTATCAAAACAGAAAGCTTAATGTCGAACTTAAGATATCAGACTGCACTGAAGATATTTATACGAGCATCTTGTCATTGATAAGAGCGAACTTTTTAAACGTTAATGAAGAAAACATAATTGTTACTGCATGGGTTCCAAAGCTTGGGACTCATGTAGTACAGGAATGTATCTTTGAGGATGTCTCACCAAACATTTACGCCATAGTAAACGGTAAACTTATTTATCAGGACATAACTCTTAAATTCAACGGGAAGGGCGGAGCCGTTAACTTAACTCCTCCGGCTCTTTAAGGGAGGCCCAAAATGATAAACGGATATTTAGATTTTTTCGGCGACTCCATAGAGAAAGAATGGGAGATAAGTTGCACCGATGCAACTTTCAAAAACGCAGACATCATTGAGCTCACCTTCAACGAGGGCGTTTGCTCCGAGTCTCAGCTAACCTTTGGAGCCTCGGAAAGCTCCGGCATGATCTTAAGAACAACAGGCCTCGGCGGTTCACTTGTCGGCAAGTGGTTAAACGTAACAGTTAAAGCAAACGGGACAGTTTATCAGAAAGGGAAGTATAAAGTCTTAACAGACGTACCAAACGGCCAAAGGACAGAAAGAACCATCACGGCTTATGATGCCCTGCACGACATCATAACCGCAGATGTGGCAGAATGGTATAATACATTATTTCCGACAGACAGCAGCACAACCACGATCGGAGCCTTAAGACATTCTTTTATGCAGCATTTTGGCATCACTGAAAACGAAGTAACGCTTGTCAATGACCATATAACAGTCGGTAAGAATCTCGCTACAAATGTATTTAGCGGTAGAGATGCAATAAGAGATATATGCGAAGCTAACGGCTGCTTCGGGCACATTGATCCAAATGGCAATTTCTCTTATATATTCCTTCCGAAAAGGCAGCAGGCGTTATATCCTGAAGAAGACCGCTATCCAGGTCAGGCTCTTTATCCAAACGGCGGCTTTAATGATTTTATTAATATTGATAAGCAGTATGTTGTCGCAGGTGGAACAGATTCGACTTATATGTGCGAACCGATAACAAGGCTTAACGTAAGGTCAACCCCTGACGATATAGGCGTAACAGTCGGCGACGGCGACAACACTTATATTATCGAAGGCAACTTCTTACTTATGGGCAAGTCTCAAGCAGAGCTTGAAACCATTGCAACAAATATCTTGGGCGTTATCTCAGATATAACATACAGGCCTTGCAATTACACGCTAGTTGGGAATCCACTCCTCGAAGTCGGCGACGGCATCACAATTAGGACTGGAAAGACAACAGTGTACACGATCCTTTTACAGAGAACCCTTAAAGGTGTGCAGTCCTTAAAAGACGATATCTCGGCAGCAGGCCTCGAAAAGCAGATTGAAAACGTCAACTCCGTAGAGTCTCAGATCAAGCAGGTAAGAGGTAAGACAAACGAGCTCACAAGAACGATAGACGAAACAAGAAGCGCTCTCTCAGATCTTGACGAAGAAGTGGCTTCGGAGTTCCTGCAGACAGCCCAAGCGATAAGTGCAAAAGTAGGGAAGACAGGCGGGACTCAAAGCTTCTCTTGGGAGCTTACAGATTCCTCTTGGGTAGTCAAGTCAGGCGATACGGTATTATTTAGCGTAGACGCAAACAACGTAAAGATTTCAATGAAGAATCAAAACGTTAAGATAGACGATACCGGAATTGATTTTTCAGCAAATGCCTCTATAAAGTGGAATAACTTAGACTGTATTTACATCGGTGGGGGTATTTTGAACTTCGGGCATCCAAATTTTAGTAACGTTATATTAGGCAGCAAGGTATATGTCGGCGCTGGCTGGAATGGAATTTACACACAAGATTTTACTGTGTATTCGAGAGATGGGTTATATGTTACAAACGGATACGGCTCAGGATCGTCGGGAATAAGAATCACACATCAGGCAGTCGGAAGCATTACTATGACTTCGGGCTCATGCAAATTTAACGCGACAAGCCTAGGTTTTTTCAGCAAGACACCGATAAGTCAGCCAACCATATCAAGCGAATCAGGCAGCACGGTTTCGGTTTCAAAATTCAATCAAGTGGTTGCAGCACTGCATAACCTCGGATTATGTCGAGACACTTTGGTACATTAAGGAGGAAATCATGGAAGAATTTAGAAATCAGCTTATCGCAGTCTTTCAGGGCTCACAGCTCCCGCTTGAAGCAAAGTATTACGTTCTTAAAGACGTATTTAGGGACGTAACAGAAGGCTATTATGGCGAGCTTGAACGAATAAAAAAAGAAAGCGAGGCGAACGAAGATGCAGAAAGCGTATGTTAGACAGAACTTTGTAAACGGCACCGATCCGGCACTAGACGAAGTTGACATGAATAAGATCGACTCCGGCCTTAGCATAGTAGACGATAGAGTCATATTGCTTGATGGTTCAAAAGCAGATAAAACACAGGTATTTGCTTGTGTGAATAGCATTATTTACACGATAAGCACCGGTATATTAAGAATCACATATGTAAACGGAGCCGTTCAGGATGTAAATCTCGGCCTTCAGACAACAGCTATGTCAATGACTGAAAACGGTATCATCACAATGCAGGACTCCGAGGGCAACACATACACTTGCGATTTGAGAAATATCTTAAACTCAAAGCTGTCAGAGCTCACGGACGTTGATGTGACAGGAATAGAAGACGGTCAGGGTATTGCCTGGGACGCTGCAAATCGTAAGTTTGTTCCGGTAGATCTTAACCCTGCTCCGGGGCAGACAGTTCAGATACCTGTTCCAAAAACAAAGACTTACACATATGACGGAACAGAGCAGACATTTGAGTGGGATAGCATCGATACAACAAATATTAATGTTTCGGGAAACACTCAGACAAATGCAGGATCCTACACTGTAACAGCAACCTTAAAGAGCAACAGAGACGAATGGTCAGATGGAACCAAAGCAGCCAAAACGTTTGCATGGACTATAGCAAAAGCTCAGAGCTCTTTTGTTCTCTCAGAGTCAAGTGTGCTTATTGACTCAGAAAACCCGACAGCAACAGTAAACGTAACTGATATAGTCGGAGACGGAGAAGTAAGTGCTGCATCTTCTGATAATACTATAGCAACTGCAAGCTATTCAAACGGCGTCGTCACTATCACATATGTAGCTGACGGTTCCGTAGGGGTAACAGTAGCAATCGCGGAGACAACGAACTACTTGAGCGCAAGCAGCATTATTTCGGTTAGTAATGCTCCTGCGATAGTTCAGATCCCGGTAGCAAAGTCAAAGACATATACCTATAACGGAAGCGCTCAGACTTTTGAGTGGGATAGCATCGACACGACAAATATCAATGTATCAGGCGACGTTAAGACAAACGCAGGAACATATACCGTCACAGCCTCATTAAAGGGCGCAGGAGATACTTGGTCAGATGGAACGACAGCAGACAAGACATATTCTTGGACTATCGGAAAGGCTCAGGGCGACTTTACTCTCTCGGCAAATAGCGCTTCAGTAACAGAGTCAAATCCGACAGCCTCAATAAATGTTAGCGCCATTACCGGCGACGGCGCTCTCTCAGTAGCATCAAGCGACACTGACGTAGCCACAGCTTCGTATAGCAATGGAGTGATTACGATCACCGGACTTGATAACGGAAACGCCGTAATAACAGTATCACTCGGAGAGGGAACAAATTACCTCCCGGTAAGCAAACAGATCAGTGTAGCAGCAAGCGGCTTCCCAGGATCAACCGTAACAGTAACGCTCTCCATTGAGTCAGCAGCTTCGGACACTGTATATGTGACAGGACCGGGACTTGATGGAACTGACTATATCACAACTGACTCAAGCGGAAGCGGAAGCGGTACGCTCGACATAATCCCTGGAGAGACATATACCTTTACTTCAAGCGTAGCAAAAGCACTTGATGGAAGCGGCAATGACTATTCGAAAAATGTTACTTTAACGAATAGTTTAAGCCAAAGTGTAGATGTATATCCTGATGGCTTTATGTTTGAATGGTGTGGTAACAGGATAGTAAGTGCTCATTATATTCC